CCTGCCTCGCCAGCCATTTTGCGAGAGTGGTGGAATTGGTAGACACGCTGGTTTTAGGTACCAGTGCCGCAAGGCGTGAGAGTTCGAGTCTCTCCTTTCGCACCATTTATTATGATCAAGTGAGGATATTATGTGTGGCGTAATTGGTGTATATCTGACTGATATTGTCGAGGAAGATATTAACCTAGTTGATCGTATTTTTCGACAAACCATGATCCGTGGTAAGCATGCCACTGGTGTTACTTATGTGACACAGAATGGTCTGAAGACAATCAAAGAGCCAGTTCCAGTCACCGAGTTCCTCAAGAACCATAGCATCAAAGACTTCGTTTTTAACGACGCACTGAAGTTGATCGGGCATATCCGATATTCAACCTCAGACCTTCGATACAACCAACCGTTTCAGGGTAATGGAATTTCTATCGCTCATAACGGGGTCATCTCTCAGGACCCAGAAGTTTGGGAATATAAGACTCAGACGATGAATGACTCCGAACTGATTCTGCGTTGCATCGAGCAGGGTGATCACCCACTGGATACCTACAAAGACAGGAGTATGTCTGTGGTTGCACTTGAAGAGGATCGTCTCCACGCCTTCCGTAATCACGAAAGACCTCTGTGGCGAGCAGAAAGATGGAACGGTTACATATTCGCTTCAACGAAAGACATCTTCGTTCGCTCCGGAGTTACCTTTGGCGTTTCAAAATGCGACCCTATGGTCCACTATAAGTATGACGTGAACAGTCCTTTGATCGCCGACCGAAAATATTATGACCCACACTTGGAAGATCTACAATGCTGATTCGATATACTAAAGAGCAAGTTGAGTCTCTCTTAGAATCGCAACCAGAGGGGCAAAACACCAAGTTCTTAAAGTCTGCCCACAACCTTTGGTTCCGTTTTAAAAACTACGAAAAGCAACCACCCTTTGTTCTCGAAGATAACGGGCAACCCGTCGCTCTTGTTTTCATAACATTTAGTTCCCGAAGCAGGTATGCTAACTTGTATGAGATTGTAACCCTTGAAGGTATGGAGGGGCATGGATATGCCTCTAAGGTCTATTGGGGGGTGATGAGTGAGGCACACAGGCAGGGGATGCAGAGACTGAAGATGTCTTGCACACCTAGCTCAGTCACTTGGCATAAACGCAACGGGACACTCTTCTGGGGTGTCGACCCTTCTGGTTCCCTTCGCTGTAATGTTCCCATTTTCCCCAACCTACACGAGCAACTAACATTCCGAGAGTTGGCAGTAAAGGATCCGGACTCAGCGTTGCCTGACTCAAAGGTGAGAGAGCAGTTAAAGTTAGACTCCCTTGAGTCTCATGGGTTCGGTGCAAAGAAAACCGAGAAGGTCGAGAAGGCGATTAATGACGTTGGTGATTACTGGTTGCGTGACGCACTATTTAATGAAAACACATTGGAATCTTTCTTTTGATTGACTATCGCGAAAACCGTAAGGAAGCGTTCGTTGATTGGTTCGGTAAGTCTCTAGAAATAGAAGACTGTGACTCCGCACTGTTCATGACGAACTATTTCTTTGACCGATTCGAATACAACACAGAGCAAAGACTTTGGTTGTCTTGGTTATATGGGACAACATACTACTGGCCAACTTCCTATGTGGTCTGGAATGAATTCCCTGATATGGAACTCGTTGGCGTCGACCGACTCACCGAGTGGAACAACGAAAACTACAAACGTCTCCGGTATCAGACCGATACTAAGTGGAACAAGGGGCACCTACCGTCACAGTTTATCTCATACAAAGAGTTTGTTGGGGATCGCACGCAACGTGAGGCATTGACCGAGAACTTTGTGGGTGATCCGACCAAAGACTTTTATTCGCTTTGGGATACAGTAAACTCTTGGCATAAGTTCGGCCGATACTCTTCATGGTTCTATATCCAGACGCTGAAGCAGTGCTGTAATATTGATGTCGACGTAGACAGTTTGTGGTTACATGACTACAGCGGTTCTAGGTCTCACCGTAATGGGTTGTGTTATGCGGTCGGCAAGGAAGAATGGATCGATCAAAAACTCGATCAAACTCAGGTCGATTTCCTAGAGTCTGAAGGAAGGGAGTTACTTGCGGAAGTGAAGCAACAATTTCCTAGAGTAAAGGGGACTGCAGATTATTTTGCTATGGAAACCGCGCTGTGTTCTTTTAAGAAGTTGTTTCGCAAACGAGACGGCAGGTATCTTGGATACTACCTTGACAGACAAGCCGAAGAAATTAAGAAGGTTGAAAGAGACAATTGGTCTGGTATTGACTGGAAACCAATGTGGGAAGCTAGGCAAGAAAAAATACCAGTAGAGTACTTGACAAACGAGATCAATAAGAGTAGAATGGAGTTATTCTTAGATACTGGGGATTTTGATCCCTGCAATCAATCTATAGGTTTAGAGGCATTTTATGGAATTAATTGAAATTAATGGTCGCTCTTGGAAGAAGTACAAGGGTGACGAAGGGCAGGATGTTTATGTTGCCCAGTTTGTAGAACCACAAGAAAAGATCTTGGGGCAGTTCGCGAACGAAGAATCATATGATATTTTAGTTGATGGGGATACTGACTTCTATCTTCCATCAGGTAATGCGATGTTCAACGACACTCCCGTAGAGGATGAGTCTAATGTCGCGTTTAAGTTTCGCAAAAACGTATTCACACAAGATGAGCAAGACGGTGCGTTCGAAGGTCTGTTCGATGCCGCGATCGAGTCTAACAACCGAGGTATGGCAGCAGGTCCACGCGAAGAAACTCAGGGCAACCGTGATTGGGTGACTGGATTCCAGCAAGACGTTCTTGCTTGGTATGAGCAGAATCAACCGCTTGATCTAGAAGGCGGGGATATGCTCGAGAATTTTGAGAAGAAACACGAGAAAGTAGAAGATGAGATCCGTGGTGGTGTTTGGTTGCGAACCAAGGTTGAACCAGAGTTTGGTTCATATAAAGAGTTCTTCCCGAAGATGATGGATAAGCTGGCGGGTATGTCTATTGAGGAAGCTTCTGCTTATGCTAAAAGTGTTAGAAAGGAGATGATCTCTTCGACCAACTATGCTACTGCTATCTGGTCCGGTATCGCTGGGTTCTATGGCCGATACCCTCGCATCCCATATGGCCGTGCGACAGCATACACCGACCATCACCGTGAGAAGTTTGAGAAGTGTTATCCGTTTGCGCGTCGACTCGACAAAGTATTCCGTGAGTTGCTGCCAAGTCGATACGGTAATCAGAAAGGGTTTTCGGACCAACTTGATAACAAGTTCTTGATTGGCGAGGACACAACCTTTACCACGATCACCGTCAACACCACTACTAGCGAACGTAATGCTCGGATGGCATGTCACCGAGATGCTGGGTCACTTAACGAAGGGTTCTCAAACCTGACTGTGATCAGCGACGGTAAGAAAGACTGGAAGGGTGGATATCTCGTTACACCAGAGGTTCGTGCCGCAATTAATGTCCGTCCAGGCGATCTACTTCTGGTCGATAACATGCGCATCATTCATGGCAATACTCCTATTGAAGCACCAGACTCCGGTGTAGATGATCTACTGCGTATGTCGCTCGTGTTCTACTTCCGTGAGGATATGATGAAACTTGGTTCTTGGGACTATGAGCATCTACGTCGCGCCTATGTCGATGACCGTCGTAAGAACGAAGACCATAGACTCTGGAGACCATATTGGAATGGCGTTTCTCCAAGTATGTGGGGTGAAGAAGAGTGGTATGAGTACTTGACTCAACGCGGTGGAGAGGATATGCTTCGTCTCTATCATCCTGAAGCAATTGCGATGAAAGAAGAGATATCACTTGAGGACTTTTTCGCATGAAGATCTTTTACATCATTGGTATGCCTGGAACTGGCAAGTCGACTATCATGAAAGAACTGATGAGTCGGTTTAATGATTGGAAACAAGAGCGGGTTGTTGAGTTGCTTGATACGCATGTGGCAGGAAACCTGCGTGTTCTGGGTAAGTATGAAGACGACAACGAAGGGACTTTCGACGGCACTGACAGGTTAAGTATGGCAGTGCCACCTAGAGCAGTAGACTGGATCTCGACTCGACCTGATGAGTTCATAGTCGGGGAAGGCGACCGGCTTAACAACAAGACATTTTTCCATTGTTGTGAACCTCACCTAACCATAGTCCACATAACTTCCTCCAAAGAGGAACGTGAACGTCGGTATGAGAAGAGAGGGTCAAACCAATCAGAGAAATTCATCAAGACGACTCAAACCAAATGCCAGAACATCATTGAGCAATTTGGTGATAAGCAAACAGTCTTCGGCGAGGAGAAAGGGTGTGTTGTCGACTTCAAACACGAAACGCCAGAGGACACTAAGACTATCGTAGACTATATACTGAAAAGTTATAGCACTATTCCAAATTAGTATCAGAAAGTTGTTGCCCAACTTGTTTTAATTATGTATAATTCCTTTGTAAATTGATGAGGAACTTTGACATGAAAGCAGAACGGACGATCAACGGAATAGAATATAGACATCCTTATTATAAAGGAGAGATGCTGGAAAATTATCTGGTTTCTCCTTGTGGAAAAATCTATAGTTTACTGACAAATAAGTTCAGAGCGACTCACGTGAGCGGCAACACAGCATACCCCAGAGTAGGCATTAGGATGAACGGTAAATCTAAGATGCCAAATGTACATCAGTTAGTGGCATCTGCTTGGGTCAAAAAACCAATACCTGAAGGGATATCCAAAGAAGTTTGGATGAAAACCCCAGCACCAGTAAAATCCTTGATAGACAGAGAACTTTGGGAAATTGATCACATCAATACTATTAAGACTGATTTTCGCGCTGAAAATCTTAGATGGGTTTCTAGAAGTAAAAATAAATCTGTTTACTATAGCGAACAGAAACCTATTTTGGAACTTTCTACACCTTCTACACTTGAAGAGTTTTTAGCTTGATCCTTCGAAGAAATGTGTAAAATTACCTAAATTGCCTGTTGCTTATTTTTACAACATATACTATAATGTATTTGTAAATTAATGAGGAGAGAAAAATGCGTAAGACTCACTATCAAGGAAAGAAAGGTACTTCCGCTGAAAACGTTACTTTTGTACGACCAGACTGCGAGGTTTGCGGTAAGCCTCACAGTGCGGTTTTCAATTCCACGTATCACGGCGACGGTTCTCCATATTTTCGCCGACTTGAGCAGAACAACGATTGTGAGAACTCAGGCAAGATAGGTTGTAGAGTTTGCCTTAAGAACTCGCGACTGAATGCCAATAAGTATTGGGCGCTCGGTAAGGATTCTCAAGGTGAAGGTGGTTACAAGTTTCACCGTTTATTCGTTAAAGATTATTGTGAAAATGTAGATTCGCGTCTCGGTTTTACTTGCACCACTTCTTTCCCCGAGAATTTTGATGTACGTCAGATGCTAGATGTTGATCACGTCGATGAGAATCATGACAACAATCACCCTTCTAACCTTCAGACTTTGTGCGCCAGTTGTCACCGATATAAGACAGCAATAGAGCGTTCTTTCTCAGAAGAACACGTGAGTCTAGTTGAGAGTATGACTAAGAAGCATCATGGATCTTTTAATGTTGCTGCTAATAAGCAAGAAATGCTTGATCTTTGGTCTACGCTTCCTGAGGCGAAGAAACTAAAAGATAGCGATTGTGGTTAACAAATTAGGAGATGAAAGAAATGCCCAAGACAGGACGCGGTGACCCGATGGTGAGAGCAGACGGCCGAAACAAACCAGATAGAGATTGGTGGCCCGAAAACTTCGATTGGTACTTGAAGTGGGCTGCTTCTATCCTTATTCTTGCATCTCTTGCGATGCGTTCCGCTGGACCAGATTTCCGTATGTATGACTTGACAATCGGGTTCGCAGGTATTATACTATGGACTTGGGTATCTGTTATCTGGAAAGACCGCGCGTTGATTATGCTGAACACCGTTTCTGGATTTATGATTGCATCAACTATTTTGAGAGAGTGGTAATGACATCTAAAAAAATTGATTACAAGTTCAACGAGGATAAGTTGATCGCCGAATTCAAGTCTTATGTGGACGCTACATATAACCAACACTACGCCAAAGAGAAGTTTCAGGCGACAGAGTTTATTATTGATGGGGGTCATGGTACAGGTTTCTGTATCGGTAATGTACTGAAGTACGCACAGCGTTACGGCAAGAAGGGGACTCGTGACGATGCGCGGAAAGATCTAATGAAGGTTTTGCATTATGCGCTTATTCAACTACACGTTCACGATAGCGATTAGTCTATTGCTAACCGGATGTGCATCATCTGGACTTACAAATGCGTACCGTTATGGTACGGATGATTATAAGTTCCTAGAAAAGGAATACGAGAACCTACATCCAAAGGTTCATTTTGTTTTACTCAAAAACGAAGCCGAGTACAATTCAGCCAGACGACAGAAACTAGGCATACAATGGGACACAGTGAGTGCGTTTACTCTCTGGATTCCTGAGACCGGCGAGTGCACCGTGTACATAAAGGATCCCGAGTGGCAGTGGGAACCTGAGTTGATTGGACACGAAGTTGCACACTGCATATGGGGGAGATACCATCGAGGCAAAGAAGGCCTCAAACCTTATTAGGAGCGGTAGTTCAGTTGGTTAGAATACCTGCCTGTCACGCAGGGGGTCGCGGGTTCGAGTCCCGTCCGCTCCGCCAACTTT